CTTCAGAAGACCTGGACCCGAATCAGATGAGTTTTTACTTTGCGGAGGAACTCCATGCCAATCCTTCTCAGTCTCAGGACTCAGGAAAGGACTCAGTGACGAACGGGGAGACCTCACACTCACATTCGTCAAACTTGCAGACCACTTCAACCCAGACTGGATCATCTGGGAAAATGTTCCGGGGATCTTCAGTTCCAAAGACAACGCCTTTGGATGCTTTCTGGCAGGACTTTGCGGAGAGAGTGAACCCCTCATTCCGGTCAGAAAATGGACAAAGTCGGGTGTGGTGTCTGGACCCAAAAGAACCGTTGCCTGGAGGGTTCAGGATGCTCAATACCATGGAGTGGCCCAACGCCGACGGAGGGTCTTTGTTGTCTCTGTCCCAGGTACTGATAACTGGGAATGTGCCCAAGCATTATTTCCTGTCGGAGAAGGCATGTTCTGGGATTCTCCGAAGAGCAGAGAAACGGCAAAAGAAACTCCCGGAGATGCTGGAAAAAGCACTCAAGGAAGTGGTGGAGAAAGCAAATCCATGATCGATATAGACCCTGCAGGATCATTGTGTGCCAGATCACCGGGATACAGTGTCCAGGATTTTACGGAAGGACATATGGTCTGCATGGCAACCGGTCAGACTAATGCTGAGATTCTGGATAACCATTCACCGACACTGAACACCATCGGAGAACAACCGATCATTGCTTTTGAGAATCATGGTCAGGATGGCAGAGCAAAAGAATTAAAACATGTTTGTGGGACAGTCACTTCAAAATACAGAGATTTATATTCGGCACCATTGGTTAGTTTTAAATCAAACATGATGGTCCGAAGACTGATGCCCGAAGAATGTGAACTGCTCCAGGGATTTCCGATGGGATACACAAGAATCCCATGGAGAAACAAAGATCCGAAGGATTGTCCTGATGGACCCAGATACAAAGCTCTAGGAAACAGCATGGCAGTACCATGCATGAGATTCATTGGAGAGAGAATTCAAATGATCAAGGATCAGCATGGCTGGTAGACCAGTACGAAGAGCAAGGCTTGCAAGACAAGCCAGAATCTTCGCAGACCCGGAATTCTGGGACCGTCTGTTCGATGAATATCTGAGCCAAGGAAACATGAACCGGGCAGCCCAGACAGCAGCCAAGGATTGCAATGTTTCTTATCATGCTTTGATGAATGAAATCAGGACAAACCCAGAACGTCGAAGACGATGGGATGACTGCAGAGAGATGCAGGCCGAAAAGCAAATCGATGACATCAATGAAATCATGTCAGATCTGAAGCATGGACAGATTGAAGCAAGTGCAGGAAGAACGATTATCAATGCTAAACAATGGCTTGCAGAAAAGTATGCACCATCAGTCTATGGCCAGAAAACCCAGGTGGATATGAAAGTCACTGACACCAATGCAGATCATTTGAAAGCACTCCAGAAACTTATGACCCAGAAGGCAAAACCAATCGATGTAACCCCAAAACCCAAGGAAATCGATGGACCAGACGAAGGGTCAACTGTACCGGCTGGAACTGGATTGGACTGAAATTTTCGCACTGGATGATCTCTTAGATCTCACAGAGGAACTGGAACCAGAGGTATTCCACGGGTTCGACATGGAAGCCATTGAACGGATCCAGAAGCAGGTTCACCAAAAGATGGCAAAGATAACCAGAGATGATGATCTTTTACGATTCAAAGACATGCCATGAATGCAAGCGACAACACACTAAGGAATCAGATATATGCCAACAATGCCAAGACTACCATTCCCGAAACAATTCTAGAAGAAGCAGAACGATTGGTTGGTGGAGACCGTCAATGGGCCTACGACCATCCGAAGGACAACTGCACCAGAATCGGACAGATCTGGGGAACTATTCTGGAACGGGATTCTATACCACCGGAAACGGTTGCACTGATGATGATTGGACTGAAGGTAGCCCGTCAGATGTTCAGACCAACCAGGGATAATCTGGTGGACATAGCCGGGTATTCCAGAGTGATCGACATGATTCTAGATGAGCCAAAACAATATGATCCAGACCTAAGATATGACGAAGATCAAAGCACAAATGACCGGCAAAATACCGGGCACTAAACTGACCATGATCCGATACTCTCACTACCATAATGGCAGACGATACAACCTCTATGAATGTGAGTGTGGTAACCAGAAAAAGATCAGAGCAGATCATGTCAGACCTGATAATACTCAGTCATGTGGTTGCATCTTAGCAGAACTTAAAACCCCGGAGTATCTGACCAAACTGAGAGAGAGTCCAAAGAGGATTCCAAACCTCAGGGCAAAATATGCATCTGGTAAAGTCCAGAAGGAATCACCCAATAAAGGGAAGATCAGGATTGAAGATCCGATTGGGTCGAAGCGTTACCGATACATCACCGAAGAAGAACTGACTGCAATGTATTACGAAGCAGATGTTGCATGAAGGATGAGGACTGGGTTGATGCTATTGAAGAACGTCAAAGAGAACTGAAAACGAAGATGACAGTCTATGATTTTGGATGGTTGATCGTAATTGCATTCTGGATCTGGTTTGTGTGGAAGGTCACTGATTGATGACACTTCTGGAACTGGAAGCACAATACCTGGGAGTGTCACCTGATTGTCTGTATTCCATCAGGCACAATAAACAGAATGGTCACAGGGTTCTCAGGTATGGTGAGCAACGAAAGAAGAAACGGAAGAAGGCAGTGAGACTTAGAGGGAACAAGTTTGTGAAGTTGAGGAATCAGCAAGCCCCGTTCATTTAATCGTTAATCTTTTTAGGTTGGGCTTGAATGAAAAAGTGTGGAGCTTGGGGGCTTGTTGTACCTACCTCAGAGACTTCTTCAGGTTTGTTCCATGGGTGTGCATGTGCCCGTTCTTAATATGCGGTAAACAGTGGTAAATTGTCATGAATCGTCACCAGACAACCATTAACAGCATCATGTGACGGTACATTTGACGGTATATTCTATGTTATCATGGTATTATTTGAGTATATTACTTGTTTTGCGGTGATTATGTGGCGGAGTCTATAGCAGCCATATGCTATTGACATACGGATAATAGATCCGGGGGTCTTCCATATATACCGGGCAAATGCGACGGTATCGGTATATGCCGGGTCACCGGCAGACCCCCCCCGGTGGTAGGAAGGGGAGGGTGTCCCACTGGCCTACCCCACACACACCGAATGCACCAATTGCACCCCAATCGGTGTACAGGTAACCCAACCGGTTATAAAACCAGAAAGGCTAAAAATGGACCAATTTGAAAGAATCATGATCGGGAAACGAATCAGTTTTGAGCTTGAAGACAAACGCTTAAAACACCCCCCTAGACGGGTGAAAGCCAAAGTGAAGGCATCTGAATCTGGAATGATATTTTGTAAAGATTTAGAGCATCCTGAAGTCGTTTACACGCTCAAATACGACCCTGAGTTTGTCACCCTGGAAGCCTGATCAGAGCATCCTGAATGACATCCGTTCCCAGATCCGTTCTCAGGGTTCCGCATTAATTGACCTCAAGGATCCAGATGCAGCAAATCGACTCTGTCAGTGGCTCAAAGATTGTCTACCCCCTGAAAAGTATGGAACCACCATCATCCGGGGATCTGAAGTCAACATCTACACCTGGCATGTTATCGATCAGTTTAAGTCCATCTGAGATCCAGGTGGCAGCATTGGTTGGATTGCAACGTCAGATCCGGGAGATCCAAAAAAACGGTCAATATATCCTTCAGAAATACAAAGAGAAATATAACAACCCCGGCAAATCAGGTCTCTGGTCCAATGCCATTGAAGGTGCCCTTGGTGAATTCGCCGTAGCAAAGGCACTAAATCAGTATCCGACTGGCATGGAATCACACTGGGCCATTGATGTGGGCACCGGTATTGAAGTCAGAACCCGGAAAAACCCGGATCATCAGCTTTTTTTGAAGTCTTCTGACAAACCCGGATTTGTTTATGTGTTGGTGTGTGGATCCTTTGGATCCTATCACATCAAAGGATGGATCCATTCAGATGAGGTCTTCATGAGATCTGAGTGGCACCATGATAATTGTGGCCGTACCTCCAAGTGTTTTTGGGTGCCAGATTCTGCATTAAACCCGATTTCGGACCTTATCCCATGAAAAAAATAATTGTCATTCTGTTGATTGCCACCCCGGCATTTGCAGTTCCATATTCCGGGACTTATCCCACCATCCAGGTCAGATCTTTGTGGAGCTATTGTTTTGATGCTTTGACCACTGTCAATGGTGTCACTCCATCAGATAAACATGCCTATACATGTGATTGCATCCTGGACAAAACCAGGGTCCGGTATCCGTATCAGAGGTTGCTGGACACCGATAATCGTACTGAGCTATTTCGGCTCATGTACATGGAATGTATTGGAATGGATCCCATCTGATGTCTGATTCGACTTTCATTGATTTCATTGGTCGATATAAATATCGGCCCGTTGAATTTGTTCAGGATGTTCTGAAACAGACCCCGGACCCCTGGCAAGCATCTTTAATGATTGCTGCCATCCCGAAAAATGAACAACACCCTGAATCTGGTCAGAGATTGTGTGCGGTGAAGTCTGGTCATGGTGTCGGAAAATCCACATGTGCAGCCTGGATTGCCATCCATAATATTGTTTGTTATTACCCTCAAAAGACGGTGATCACTGCACCAACCTCATCCCAGTTGTTTGATGCACTGTTTGCCGAATTAAAATCTCAGTTAACCCGGCTTCCACCAGTGATTCGGAATCTGTTTGAGACTTATTCAGACCGGATCACCCTGAAATCAGACCCATCAGGAAGTTTCATAAGTTGCCGTACCAGTCGGAAGGAAACCCCGGAAGCACTTCAGGGCACCCACTCAGACAGAACTCTGCTGCTGGTCGATGAAGCATCATCGATTGATAATGCAGTCATTGATGCAGCCGGTGGTAGTCTCTCCAATGAAGATGCCACCCTGGTATGCCTGGGGAACCCGACTAGGCCCGAAGGGTTCTTTTTTGATGCATTTACCCGGTTATCTGATAAATGGTACACCCAGACAGTGTCATGCCTGGATTCCAGCCGGGTTTCAGATTCATATGTCCAGGAAATGGAAGACCGTTATGGCAGGGATTCCAATAACTTCAGGATCCGGGTCTTAGGTGAATTCCCGGAATCTTCAGAAGATACTCTGATTTCCAATGCCATTGTTGAGGCTGCTGTTGAAAGAGATGTCGAACCGTCTGGTGGTCCAATCATCTGGGGTCTGGATATTGCCCGTTATGGATCTGATCGATCAGCACTCTGTAAACGTCAAGGAAACACCATCTTAGAACCTATCAAATCCTGGTCCAACATGGATACGATGTCCCTGATGGGTGCCATCAATGCTGAGTTTGAGAAGGATTCTGAGGATCTGATGCAACCCCGGAGTATCATGTGTGATGTGATCGGAATCGGTGCTGCAATAGTTGACCGGGGTTTAGAGTTATCTTTACCGGTCCAGGGCATCAACACCGGAGAATCTGCTGCACTTTCAGGACTCTATAAGAACCTGAGAACTGAACTATGGCATGAAGCCTTGGATTGGTTTGAGAAACGTCACTGTAAGATTCCCAGAGACAACCGGTTGATGTTTGAGCTATGCAGCCCAAGATACAGCTATGATTCGACGGGACGTAAGAGAC